TCCTGCATCTGCATTTGCACGATGGGGTCTTGTGCGGCTTGCTGAGCTTGCTCTTGTGCAGCTTGCTGCTGGTTCATCATCAACAGGCGTTGTGCAGCTTGCGCTGACATCTGAGCGACTTGTGCTGCAACCTCTGGAGGCATCTGCTTGTTCTGCTCCTCGGTCGGTAGCGTGACACCAAGTATCCGCTCGATCTCTTTGCGGTACTGGAAGCCTAAGTGCTCGTTGATATGGGCCATAGCTGCGGCTTGTACCGCTCCTGCCATAGGATTACTCTGCATCATCTGTTGAAGCTTAGGGTCTTGCATCGCTGCCATGTGCACAGCGATATGCGCCTCGTGATCCTGCTCGATGAATGCTTTGATGGGTTTGCCCATCAGCACGTTCTGGTTCTCCTGCACCGGGTCGGTTGGAACAGCGTCGTCCTCGACCGGCACCAGCTTGGCTGCGTTCTTAATGCCCAACACCTCGATCATCTGACGATGCAACAGCGGCAGGTCGTACAACTGTGGAGCCTGTTGTGCCAGTTGGATCACAGCCTGATACTGCGTGATCTTCTGAGCCATCGTCGCAGCGTTTGGATCACTGACCGGGATGATGTCCACTTGGTCGTAGTCAGACTGCTTGACCTGACGATCTCCGTCTACTGGTGTGTAGCTGTACTCTTCTGGCGTGTAGTCACGGATGATGGCCTTCAAGAGCTTGAACTCACCACGCATCGCATAGTGCAGGCGAGCCTGAACAGCGGTTGAGATTTTGAGTGTGCGCTCAAGGATTGCCAATGTTGTGCCTACCGGTGCCTGCGTAGACATATCCGACACATTAATATCACCAGCAGAGGCGAAGCTGCGACCCTCTTGGATGATCTGATTAAGCAGTTGGAACAGTGTCTGGCTTGGCTCTTTATATGGCAGCGGCAGGATGTTGTCGCGTATGGTGCCTGACGCCACATCCACATCTCTAAACTCACCCGGAGCAATCGGCGTGTCATCACCTTTGATGCGCAAGCCTTTACTCTTCATACCACCCGGCAGGTTAGACAGCGTACCCGCGTCTACCAGTTGCCGCATGATTGACGTAGCAGCCTTAGCGTAACCACCGATCAAGTGAATGAACCCAAAGCCATAGAACCCAAACCCCGGCACATACACATAGTGCACGAAGTGGTTCCGTTTTAGCTTGAGTGTGTCGTCCTCGTACCAGTTGCGTCTGATAGCAAGCACGGTACCCGTGCCCTTCTCAATAGTCACAACGTAAGGCAACGCTATACCTGTCGGCTCACCCTTCTTATCTACATCTTCAAAGCCCGGCAGATCAAGCTCGACGTGCATCTCAAGGATGCGGAACCTGTCGTCCATACTGCCTGTGTAGCCCTGATCCTTCTCCTTCTCTTTCTCGATGTCGTCTAAGACGTTCTGCGGCTCACCGAGTTCAACATCTCTATAAAACCCCGCTACCTGTAGCTTGCGCACTTCGTTAGGAGTCTTACGCATTACATGAGTCACACGCTCTGCTGTCTCCAGACTAGATGCGCCATACGGCACAATCATGTCTTCAGCGGGCACGAACATCGATACTTGTCGTCCAAGCGCCGGATCGTAGTAGACCTTCTTGAACGCCGAACCTGCCAGAGGCAAAGCAAACAACATCTTCTCGTGCTCGGGGCGATACTCAACCATCTCTTCAGTCAGACGGTAGTTCATATCCTCGCGCACGCGTGTCGCTGCGTCTTCCTTCATCTTGTCGATAGCGCCGACAATCTGCGTCTTAACCGGGCCCATCGCTGGGAACGTCTCAACGATTGCTTCTGATTGGAACCGCACAACTGCTTCAGTTAGCATCGGATGGAACACACCGCACGCACCAGACCACGGCTCGCTGCGCTCTTCCACTTTCAAACCAAGCAGTTTGATGCCTTTGACGTACGCATCAACCCAGTCTTTGCGAGAGTCTTGGTCAGCAGTAAAGTCACCAATTAACTCATCGCCCAAGCTTTGCAACGCACCGTCATCTATAAAGTCAGCGAGGTTTGCATCAAAATCTTCTGCGGTAGGCTCGCTCTTCTCGATCTCTATCTCAACACCATCCATGCCGATACGTACGGCCTCTGGGTCTTCGATCTCAATTTCCAAGTCCGGCTCCGCCGCAGCTGCGTCGGCTATACCGAGAGGCGCTGCATACAGTCCTTTATCAATTGCCATGATTATTCCTTAAGTAAAGAAGCCGCCCCAAACCTGTTGTTGCTTGCGTCATGCCAGTCATCACCTACCGTAGTAGGCTCTTTGCCGTTAAGCCATTTCTGCACTGACAAGAACGACCCGCCACGTGGCCCAAACAGACCGCCGTGCCAACAGTTGGGTTTAACTCTGATGTACGTACCTAATGCTTCGGGCGCGAACATCTCTCCATCAAACCTAAAATTTATATCCCCGCCTAAGTAGACCTCATAGCTATCCACGTTGGGGTGAATGTGATCGTCAATCGTAGAGTTAGGCGGCATGATGAACAGCTGCACTTGATAAGGCCCCTGTCTGTACAACACCAAGCCGTAGATGACACCAGCCTGCGTGATCGCGTTGTTCTGCGGCACGTTGATAGGCCGATTCATCAACCACCACTCTAAAAACTGCGCAAGATCGTCAAATTCACTCATACGTTGTAATAGCCCGCATTACGCTGGGACTTGAACCATTTAATCTCTTCCGGCTCGTCGCTGGGTAGACGGATAAAACCCCCAGCACGGAAACGCATTAATGCAAGTGTCGTCGCATCGACCAAGTCATCGTGCTCACCACTGGGGAAGCTTGCGATCTCATCGACCAACTCTTCAGCCCAGCGAGTCTGTGGCACCCAGACCTTGCCAGAGGCAATGATGTCCGACACCGAGTTCAACCTAGTAATCTTGTCGTTCCCCTTTGACGGGGTGTACTCCTGCACGGGTATGCCCATCGCCCTGAACTCATATATAAGAGGGGCCCCGGTTGCTTTTTTCTCGATCATCACGCTATCCGGCTCCCACTCTTGGTAGTGCCGGAACGCGGTCTCCTTCAACTCAATCCACTGCATCCGCTCCCTGAACGCATTGAGCAGAATAATGTTAGGTAGCCCGTGATCCTCGTCGTTGTACCAGACACCCCACGTCGTACAGGCTGAAAAGTCAGCGCGGCTGTTCTTCTCGAACGCCGTATCCCACGTCTGCAAGATGTAGTCGCACGGGGGCGGGCGGTCTTCTTCCCATATCTTCCACCACTCCCGCTTGATGATCGCCGCACTGTCCGAAGTCGGCTGCTGCATGTACTGCGCTTGCCATTTAAGGTTCGGCAGTTCAGTTCTCAGCGCCTCTAGCTCGCTCAGCGACCAAAACTCAGGCCAAAGTGGATTACCAGATGGCAGGATAGCTGGAAACTCAATAACTTCCCACTCATCCCCGCCTCTTTGTGCACTCGACTTAACTACTTGCCCAGTAAGATCGCGCATAGACCAGCGCGTCATCACAATAATGATCGACCCACCCGGCTGGAGACGCTGACGCGGACCGGATGTGTACCACTCATACACCTTGTCGTAGATGTCGGGGTTCACTTGGGCGAGCGCCGCCTCCTGTTCAGAGTGCGGGTCATCAATTATTAGTAGATCAGCACCCTTACCAGTCACGGCACCGCCCACACCGATAGCGAAGTAGTCGCCGCCCTTACTTGTGTTCCATCGACCCGCCGCTTTTGAGTCCGCAGACAGGGAAAGATTAGGGAAAATGTTGCGGTAGACCTCAGAATCGACCAAATTTCGGACTTTTCGACCGAAACCCACCGACAATTCAGCTGTGTGGGCCGTCTGAATCACTTTTTTGTGAGGAAACTTGCCCAAAAACCATGCTGGCAGCAAGTATGAGGCGAATTCGGACTTCGTGTGCCGTGGTGGCATGTTGATGATGAGTCGTTTGCACTCCCCACGAGCCACCCTTTCAAACGCATCAGCCATTCTCGCATGGTGCCGCCCCCCAATAAACGTAGGCCACACCGCTTCGACGAACTTTAGGAACTTATCACGCTGTAGCTCCTTAGCCTTCATCGTCTCCAGCGTGTCCAACTCGAACAAGACCTGCCGCATCTCCTGTTCAGAGAGCTTTGGCAGCACTTTCAGCAAGTCAAGCAGAGCTACATTGTCAGTTTGGAGGCTCATCGTCCCCCTCGTCTGACTCCTCAACCTGCTCTTCTTCTG